TTTGTTGAGTCTTGCGTTACGCCCGCACAAGGCGCTTGGTGCTACCGTGATGTTGATGTGCGGTTGCGGGCGTAACGCACCGATGATTATTCAGAGCACTACACCCGATGGTGATAGGGTTATCCGCATCACGACCGCGATTATGGGAAAGCGAGCGTAACGATGAAAAAGTATCTAGGCACACCTGAACAGGTCGCTATCGCGCGTCTTGAATCCGATGTTAAGAACCTCTATTGCTGCGTATACGTCATGCTGATCTGTATAGCCGTTATGTTCATCATTGTCCTTGTTACCATCCTTTCATAAGGCGCAAGCGCGTTTATAGCCTATAATCCGAACCAAGCGGAGCCGTGCAAAGGTGCGCGGCTCCATTTATATTTAGGAGGATTAAAAATGGACGTTTCCCAGATTATGGAGTTGGTGAACACGGTGGCATTTCCAATTGCAGCGTTCGTTATGTTGTTCTATTACAACACCAAGGTCGTTGAGGACTTGCGCACCACGATTAACGAGAACACGCTTGTTATCGCAAAGTTGACCGAACGGCTCGATTCCATGGAAGGCGATCACGATGCCTCTTAACGGTATTGACATTTCCGACTATCAGCGTGGGCTAGACCTCGCAAGAGTGCCTTGCGATTTCGTTATCTGCAAGGCTACCGAGGGCGTATCGTTCGTTGCGAACACCTGTGATCCGTTCATCCAGGAGGCTATCGAGTTGGGTAAGCTCTGGGGCTTCTATCATTTCATGGACGGTAATGACCCGGTAGCGCAGGCAGATTACTTTTACAAGAACTGTAAAAACTATTTCGGGCACGGCATCCCGTTCCTCGATTATGAGTCTTACGGGCGTATCGGGACGGCAGGCGCAAAGAAGTTCCTCGATCGTATTTACGACCTTACTGGCGTGCGCTGCATTGTCTATATGAGCCGTTCGGTCTGCACTGAGGAAGATTGGAAACAGATTGCGCCTAATCATGCGCTCTGGGTCGCACAGTACGCGAACAATGCGGCAACTGGGTATCAATCTGACCCGTGGTTACCCGATGGAAAGTTCGGCGCATGGGGCGAATGCGCTATGCACCAATACACCAGTCATGGACGTTTGAGCGGATTCCCGGGAAACCTCGACCTCGATATTGCCTATATCACGCGCGAGAATTGGGGCAAGTTCGCTAATCCATCCGGTACGGTGAAACCGACTGAACAGGTGCGGCCTGAAACGGTGACTATCCCGGCAGGTACTTCGGTAAAGCTCGAAAACGATGTAACGGCCAAACTTTCGTAAAATTATTTGTTGACACGAAAAACGAACCTGAACTATACTAGTGCCAACGAACACAGAGAAACGAGGTGAAACTATTTATGCGTGAAATTGAGAAAAGCGAACTTCAGCGCGGAAAAATCGGGCGAACCGTCAAGTTTTCGTATTGTACCGGCTTTAAGGTCGTGGACGGTGAGTTAGTCGAAGTATCGTATTACCTTATTGGCGATTATTCACATCTTGACCGCGCGACCGGGGCATTGCGACGGCGCTTGCGCGATCCGTCCATCACCATTACGTCCGTTCAGGTGGACGAGGATTACTATTCCATGCCGATTGAGCTTTTCGTAACTACCGCAGTCAATTACCAGAAGGAGACTAACCATGAATGATATGCAGCTAGCAACCGTTGAGAACACCGACCTTTACACCCCGTCGCAGTATTCCAGTATCAAGCCGTCTGATACCGAGACCCGCAAGCTCGTCGTTAACGCTATGAACAACGCAACTTCTTTGTCTGAGATGGAGGGGCAGGTGCTCGACGTTATCGGCGTGTTTACCAAGCCGGGTGTACGTCGCTCGCGTGAGAAGAACGGCACCGATCAGCCTTGCACTAACACTACGCTTGTCTGTGCAGACGGCACCGCTTATTTCTCACAGTCCGAGGGCGTGCGCAACGCGGCGGATAACTTTATGGCAGCCGACCTGTTCGCAGAGGGCGAAATCGTTCAGATGAAGCTCGTTTCCTCGAAGCTCCCTAACGGCAACACCCGCAAGACGCTCGTACTCGTCTAAACTGAACTGAAAAACCCCCGCAGGTATTTAAAAGCAGGGCGTGCGTTATGCCACCCTGCTTTTTTTGTCTAGAAAGGCCGTATCATGGCACGCTCGAAAAGGGCATCGGACGAAATCTATAACGCGCGTAGGCGCGCTAAACGTCTGCTTGCGCGTTTGGAGCGTGAGAGTACATCCGGATTGAGCGCAACGCAGGTGAACGCGCGAGCCGATTATATCGCGAGCGTGCGCGCGTCTATCGCTGAGTCTTACCAGACGGGCAAAAATGCGCGTACTGCCGAGGTCGCAAAATCGGCATCCGAAAAACTCGACCGCATGACGAAAACTATTCGTGCGCAGCGCACGCGCAAGGCGCGCAACGATGCCCTTTTCGCGCGTCAAGTCAACCTCGCGCGCATCGGTGCGCCTAACATGCTGGGCGAGCATTCAGCGGAAAAAGTCAAAATTTTCTACGCAGCTACGCGCCAACTTTGGCGAGGGCGCGAACCGAAACAACGTAATGAGTTTATCGTGCGCGGGCTGGGGGCATCGTCTTTGCCCGACGCTTTCGATATGGTTTTGGCCGGTAACCAAAAGGCGCTCGATTACGCGATCGGGCGCTCGACATCATCGTACGTTGACGGCCTTACGTCCGAAAACGAGGACTTCTATAGCGAGGTCGAAATGGATGCCGAGTTGATGGGTTCCGTTCAATGGACACCGTTCTTGCGCATGTTCGGATAGTGCATAATGGCGTACAAACCGTTCAAAATCGCAGCTGCATACGACACGGAAACGTGCAACATATGCACGGACGAGGTGGCGAATACATGGCGCGCATATCCCGTGCTCTATATCGTCAACGACTTGCGCGGCGTCGAGCTTAAAACGTATGAAGTCGGCAAGGGGCGTGTTGAGTTCTACCGTGACGGCGCCGACATGCTCGCGTGTGTCGAGCGCTATATCGAGTGGGGGCGTGACGAGGGTTGCGTGCCCATCATCTGCGCTTACAACCTCATGTTTGACTTGCAGCCGATTATCTATGAGCTGAACCTGCGTTACGATATGCAGGTTTCCGCGCAATCCTCGACAAGCGCGTACACGGTGGATCTGGTGGATACGGACGGTAGGCCGCTGTTGCGTTTCTGGGATATGTTCTATCTGGAAATGCGCGGCCTTGCGAAGATGGGTGATACGTGCGGTCTGCCCAAGGCAACGGGTGACTGGGATTATTCATTGATCCGCACTCCCGATACCCCGTTGACCGACGAGGAACTTTATTACGCGGCCCGTGATACCGAGGTTCTACCCGCATATCTACGCTATTTGCTCGAATCTAACGAATGGCTTAAACCCGAGTGGCTAGGCGTGCGCGTGCTCACTAAAACGTCGCTCGTTAGGCAGGCGGGAAAAAACGAGACCGGACGTTTGCGCATCGCGCGCGATAAGGGGGGCGCAATATCGGTGCAAGCCGCATTTGAGCGCCTGTGCGCGAACGAACTTGCCCCGACCTATGCGCAGTACGCTTTAAGAAAGGCATGTTTCCGAGGGGGGTTTACATTCACGGCAGCACGGTACGCCGGACTGGTTCAGAGAAACGTCTACTCGATTGACGAGACGAGCGCGCATCATGCTTACATCAACGGGCATATGTTGCCGGTCGAGTTCCGCGCTCTGCCGCCCGTGACGTTGCAGGCAATGACTGAGAACGTGGCATCTGTCACGCTCGACGCGGCTATTCGCCATTGGGAGGAGCCGTTTGGCGTGGCATTCCACGCGCGCGTACGTTTTACGAATCTTAGACAGCGTGCCGGTAGCGGTTTCGACGCGTGGGATATCGCGCTTATCCCCGAGGGAAAGTTTAAGGAGAAGGGGCAGCTAGGCGAGTGGGGCGGCGATGCAGACCGCGATACCGTGACAGCCGTACGCTCAAAGGGATACGTTGACGTTGCCGAGGGAGCCGTTTTCGCGTTCGGTAAGCTCGTTGCCGCACGTTCGGCGATTTTGCATGTAAGCGAAATGGAACTGTGGTGCATGGCGCAAGTATACGAGTGGGACGGCATGGAGGTTATTTTGGGCGAGGGCACGACACGTTTTGTCAAGCCGCCCGATTACGTGACGCTGCTATCTAACCTTTTCTATGCGCGCAAGGCCGCATGTAAGCAGATTCTAAAGACATACGAGACCGGTATACCTTATACGCTGGATATCCCCGGTTCCATACCCGGGGGTATCGCCGATCGCTTGCGTAAAGGCTCTATGACGCGTGAGGATATGGAATCTTATTACAATTCGACGGTAAAGGGTATGTTCAACTCAATCTACGGCATGGAAGCACAGGACGTTTTCAAAGCCGGTTACGAGGTCACGGACGGCGTTATATCCGTCGATCGCGCAACGGTCGTGACGCGAGAGAACTATAAAGAAAAGTACGATGAGGTGAGCAAGAAACTCGTTTGCTATCCGTATGGTATGCGCATTGTCGGCGGTTCGCGCATGGCGCTCGTCGCTGCAATCGAGATCATGTACCGGGCTTTCGGTGAGTCGGTGCGCGTGCTGGGCGGCGATACGGATAGTCTTAAAATATCATGCGACCCGAACATAAAGCCCTCCGACCTCATGGGCGCGCTCGCCGGGTTTCATGAGGGCGTTACGGCATCCATCGACCGATGCATGAAGCGCGTGCGCGACCGGTTCCCCGATTACGCAAGCGATCTAAAGGACGTGGGAACGTTCGAGGTCGAGGGCGCGGCCTATCCGCTGCATATGGACGCGTGGAATAAGGCGCGCGTGAGCTGGGACGGCAAGCGTGCGCATGTGACGTGTGCCGGTCTGTCACGCCCGCAGGGCATGTATACCATAGAGGACTGGATCGCGGAGTTGAGCGCGAGACACGGGTTTGCCGAGGTCGCGCCGCGTGTGCTTGGTTACGGCGTGCGCGTCGCAAACGCCGTGTGTCACGCGCTGGAACATTACCGACCCGATCCTAGCGACGTTCTGGATATGGATGTAACCGACTATATGGGTGAGACGCGCCACGTTCACAGTTACGAGTCAATTGCCCTTTACCCGGCCGACCGTGTGTTAGGTGACACATCCAAGGGCGGCAACGCCCGCACCGTCGATTATCTACGCAAGCGCTGGGGGCGTGAGGTCGATACTACCGAGCGCGTTATCGACGTGGGTACATACACATATATCAATGAAGAAGGAGCTGAAACGACATGGTAGAAACAACCTGCGGAACGTGTAAGTATTACGTTAAAAGACCGTCGGAAGTAATGTTTGCCTGTGTGCGCGATGGTGTGTTTGCGAGTAGGTCGCGCCGTAAGCGCCGAATGGCGCGGGAGCATTTCACCGTGCAACTGTGGAATCACACTCGATAGGCCGGACATGCCGACACACTGGAAGGGGTGCGAACGTGGTTAACCTGAACGACGGCATTCATTACAACTGGGAGAAAACGCTGTCCTATTCGGCAGACGTTACTATGGTGGTGGGCGCGCCGAACAAGGGCAAAACATTCGGCTTGCGTGCGTACGCGCTCAACCGCGCTATCAAGAAAGGTCGACGTTTTGTCGAGGTATGCCGGACACTCGATGAGCGAGACGCAGTGAAAAAAGGATATTTCGACAAGCTCGCGCAGACCGATGATGAGTTCGGCAAGTTCGAATACCGTTGCGATTCAAATGAGTTCAAGTACCGAGAACTTGACTCGGCAAAGGGTACGCCGTGGATCACATGCGGCTACGTCGTGGGGTTCGCCGAAATGCAGGGTGCGAAGAAACGCACATTTACGAATGTGGAGAATATCATTTTCGATGAAGCCATTATCGAGCAGATAGACGCGCACCACGGTTACAGGCGCGAGGAATGGAACATGCTATCCCGTATCATCGACTCTTGTGTGCGCGAAAACGCCTATGACGACGACCGCGTCAAGCCCCGTCTTTTCCTGCTGGGAAACGCCGTCGATCTGCTCAATCCGTATTTCGCCGTGTTTGGCGTTAAGGGCGTGCCGAAATTCGGTTACACCTGGTACAAGGACAAGATGTGTCTACTTCATTACGTGGAATCGGATGATAACGACAAGTACCGAATGGAACACACGCTTGCGGGGCGCATGGGTCTCGCAACGGGCTACACAAAAAATACATATGCAAACGACTTTGCCGAGGACTCGCGTTATATTGCCAAAAAGCCCTCGCGGGCGAAGTTCTTCATGGGGTGCGTGCATATGGGCACCGAGTACGGTATCTGGTGCGATATGACCGAGGGCTTCTATTACGTGGTGGGGAAGATTCCCAAGAACGCACCGAATGTTTTCTCACTCACCCGGAAAGACGATACGCCGAACCGGATAGCCGCACAAAAGGCGTGCAAGGCGCTGCGTATGATAGTCCAGATGTATTACGAGGGTAGCGTGCTGTTCGAGTCGGTGCGCGTGCGCGAGGAGTTTCTGGACGCTATGGGCCTTTACGGTGTACGATAATGTGAGCGCAATATGACGGCTGTTAGGTTCATGTGCGAGTAGAGACGATTCGGGAAAGTCGCAACGTTCGGTCGTTGCCCGAACCTCGCGCGTCTGACAACGCGTTTTAGCACACCCTATTGTTAGCTTCATCCGCGCTATAATGAGCGCGAGTACGCAGGTTTTTCACCTTTAGCGTGCTCGCGCTCTGTTGTTTTTTCATGGCTAAAGGAGGAAAAATCATGGATGAGAACGAGCAGAAGGCGGCCAAAACCGAGACCCCCGATGAGCAGACGATCGCGGACGATACGGGAGCGAGCGCGGAGGGCGCGCACCGCGTCGGCGAGTTCGACTTCTTGCGCGACCGCATGAATCGCATCGAGTCGATGCTGTCCGACATTATCGAGGGCATCGCGGAGCTGCGCACGAACGCGGCATCCATCGCCGTCGATAACGGCGCGTATGTAGCGGACGATGACGGGGACGGTGCCGCAGACGTTATCGAGGATGATGCAACCGTCGTTATTCCCGATTATGAAGACCTCGACCTTAACCTTTAAGTTGAACTTTAAGGAGTGAAACATGGCAACCGACAACATCACCATCGCCGGACGTGTTTACCTGTCCGGCTCCAATGATTTTCAGCAGCGAGTGCCGGACCCCACTATCTCGGGCATCGACGCGACCAGCAAGTTCATTTTCGACCCGATGAACCGAAAATACCTCAACGAGTTCATGGACGCTTTCATTAACCGTATCGGCTCGCAGATCGTCCACAACAACGCATGGGAAAACCCGCTGTCCGTGTTCAAAGGCGCGACCATGCGTTACGGCTCCACCATTCAGGAATCCGCTATCAAGTGGATTAAGGCGCATAGCTACAACGTCGAGGATAATTCCCTGCTTGCCGTGCAGCGCCCCGAAGCTGCTGTCTGGTATCACACCGTCAATCGTCAAGACCGTTATGACATTACCGTCGAGTTGCCCGATTTGCGTATGGCATTCGCCGATGAAATGGGATTGAACCGTCTTATCGACGCGATTATGACCGTTCCGCGCAATTCGGACAATTATGACGAGTATCTGTGCATGTTGAACCAGATCGCCTACTATGAGAAAAACTGGGGTTTCTTCAAGCACCGCGTCAGCGCCGCGCCGACCGATGAAGCCACCGGCAAGGAGTTCTTGAAAGCCGTCCGCGCATATGCCAACAAGTTGCAGTTCCCGACCTCGCTTTACTCGCCCGTGTCGGCTGAGTACGGCATCCCCACGTTTGCGAAGCCTAGCGAGCTGGTTCTTTTCGTGACCGCCGACGCAGCCGCATCTATCGACGTTGACACTCTCGCTAGCGTGTTCAATCTCGACAAGGCAGAAGCCAAGTACCGCCAGATTGTCCTGCCGGAGTTGCCCGTCCCCAACGCTTTCGCCATGCTCACCACCGACGCGTTTTTCGTGGCGAACGACTACGTATATACGAACGAGAGTTTCTATAACCCGCAGACGCTCGCCACTAATTACTATCTCCATCACTGGGAGGTCGTGAGCGCGTCTCCGTTCGTCCCCGCGATCCTCTTTACCACCGACGCTGTAACGGACGTACCGACTATCACGCAGAGCGTCACCGGCGTAACCATCACCCCGTCTGGCCAGACCGTCAAACCCGGCGGCACCGTCGATATGACCGTCAAGCTCGCCGGCACCATCGCCGCGAACGATGAGGGGCTCGTGGTCGCGCCCGATGCCGTAACGTGGAGCGTTTCCGGCGAGACCGCAGCCGCCGAGGGCGAGCCGCTTGCGCTCAACTCTGCAACGCGCGTTGACCGACTGGGCACGCTGCATGTACAGAAATCCAACATCGAAGCGGGTAACGTCCTGCATATCGCGGGCACCACGTCCTACGTCAACCCGTCCGGTAAGACTACCCCGTACACCAAGACCGTTGACATTACCATCGAGTAGCGCGCCTGCTACAATGGTGTAGTGTCTCCAATCCCCGCCATGACGTTATCATGGTGGGGATTACTTTTATAAGGAGGTATATATGGCAGACTTTCCCGGACTCGATAACGTGGACGTGTACCGTTATAAAGACACGCTCGACTACGACCGATGGAAACCCACTACTCGTATAAAGATGTGCAATATCACATGGTGCGGGGACTATGACAACGTTGTGAAGTTCGCGGATGAGACCGCGCGTGACGCTTATTTAGATTCCCTCACGGGCGAGGTTCAAAGTTTCGATACCATGTTCAACGTCAAGCCCGATGGCACGGCAAAAGTCCCCGTACCTATCACATCCGCACAGGGTTACAACTATCTAGTTGTAGACTTGCCACGCCCGACAAGTGAAGCGCAACCGCTCATGTACGCAGACGGCACGCGCAAGGGCAGGTATCTCTATTTCATAACGGACGCGAAACAGCTCTCGCCGAGTACTACAATGCTTACGCTCGCGCTCGATGTTTGGCAGACCTATATCTACGACATGCGTTTCGATTACGTCATGCTGGAGCGCGGGCACGCGCCCGTGGCGGCTAATCCCGTCACCGCGTATCTCGACAACCCCCGCGACAATAGCGCGTACCTTCTCACCGCAGACGTGGGCGGGGACAAGGCGCCGTATATCGCCAAGCGAACCGAGGTGAAGAACTACAGCGCCGAGACTCAAAGGGCGTGCATTGCAACATATGCCGACCTACAGGGTGATATGGGGAGCGCATCCGCGCCGCTAGTGCCAGCGCTCGATACCCCCGTCACATCCGGTGCGCTCGCGCCGCGCGTGTATACCGTGGACGTTAGCGCGCTGGAGGGCTTTTTGCGCTCGATGGAGACTAATGCGCCGTGGATGAAACCATCCATTCGCGGTATCTTTTTCGCATCTGCCGACCTGCTTATCGAATCCGACGCGTTTACGCTCTGGGGTACCGAGGTCAAAATCGCCACGGCGACACAGCGCGTTGAATCGCTCATCAAGCCCACGCGGGACGATTTCGGCTACGCAGCGAACGCCGTGAATTTCGCAAAGCTCTACACGTGGCCTTACGCGGCAATTCGTCTCACAGATGAGAACGGTGCGGAGTCCATGGTGCGCATCGAGGATTTGGGCGCATCGGGCATCGAGGCTGCATCTTCACTCAATCTCATCGCGCCGTTCGTCCGACTCGATGCCCGTTTGCTGGGCATCGCGGGCGCTAACGATTCCCTGACCTTTACGACGTTGGAAAACCGTGTTTTCTCATATGGTGGCGCGTGGGGCGATTACCTTAAAAGCTGGGACGTTCCTATCATGGAGGTATCGCAGGCCGCATCGAGCGCAGCCGCATACAACAGCGTGTACCAGCGTGCGCACGCGAAGCTCGCAGCCGATAACGCGCTCGCGTCCGCGCTCGCGTCCAACGCGACCGCGCTAACCAACGCGAACAACACAGCCGCGAACATCACAGACCTTAACCGCGTAAACGTCAACGCTAACACCGCAGTGACCGATATAGCCAATTCAGCCGCGCTAACCGGTGCATCGAACGCCAACACGAAACTGAATGACGATTGCGCATCGGACAACGCGACGAGTGCCGCGCTCACGGGATTACAGAATGACGTTATCGCGCTCACGACCGCGAACAACCAAGCGAACACGCTCGCGCGCAGTCTAGCTAGCGTGGTAACGGGTGGCCTTACGGGCGGCGTCGGGGGCGCAGGCACGGCAGCCGTGACAGGCGTTGCAGATATGGCAATATCGCTCCCCGCGGCAAACGCGGCCGCGGCTATATCGCAGTCGAACAATTCCAACGCAGCCGCTATCGCGCAGACCAACGCGCTTGAAAAGACGTTGCACGCCGCGCAGTTCACGGCTAAGACGTACAATGTGCAATCGACCGCAGCAACGAACACCACCAATACGCGCAATGACGCGAGCACGTATTGCGCGACCGCGAACGCATCGCTAATCAATACCAACGCAGCGAACACCAAGGCTACCGCAGACGCGAACGCGAACCGCGCATACGCGACCGCGATTGACGCCATCGCCGCGAATCTCAACCAAGCAGGCGTAAACCCGCCTGCAACGTTCGGCGCTAGCTCGAACCTCGGAAACATCGCAACGGCACCCCGGGCGCTATTCGCGCAGATTGTGACGCAGCGCGATTGTGATATTGCAAACGCCGCATCCAATTTCGCGCGCTATGGATACACGCTAATGCGCGAATGGTCTATGAAGGATATGCAGGTGATGAAGTATTTCACATACTGGAAGTGTGCGGAGGTCTGGTGTTCGGGCACGGGCAACACGCTCGAAGGTGCGCAGGCCGTTATCAAAAATATCCTCATCGCAGGCACGACCGTATGGGATAACCCGGACAAAATCGGTCGTGTGAGCGTGTATGATAACTTTGTCGACTAAGGAGGTAAACATGGGCGAGCTAATCGAGACCCCGCGCGACTTAAACGTATTGCTCAACTGCTCATCCTATCAGGGCATGACCGATGAGGAAATCGAGCGGGTTATCGAGTACAAAAACAACCTGGCTGCTAAAAACGCCGTTATCGAAGCGCAAAAGGAGCAGCACGCGCGGTTGATGGATGAGCTGAAACAGCAGCAGCAGCAGGCGCTTGACGCGGCCATGCAGTCAATGAGGGACGCGCTCGACACACAGGCCGTATACAGGACGGTGACCCCCCGATGAGTAAGGGACGCAGGGGTTATAAGGGGCGTAAGAACTACCGCCCCAGTTCGCAGCCCGTCTATTGGCAGACCGAAGCGTACAACCAACAGCTTTTCCTCATGTTCCAGAACGACCTCATCGAGCTTGCGCTTTCGCGTTTCAAATGGATCAACCTACCCGACACGTGCAACGAGCGCTATCTGGAATGGGTTCTAATGACGGAAGGGTGCGCCACGCTAGCATTTCCGAACGGCAAGAGTTCGGCGCTGCTGTCGCTCAAAGCGGTACAGCAGGGCGCACCGAACATGTACGACGAGCCGCGCGCATGGCGTGCCATAGGCGCGACCGGGCGCACAGACTTCATGTGCGACTGGAAAAACGGGGTATGGCTCTGGGACAACGTGACACGTTTCCCGATCATGGTGAAAATTAACATCTGGGCACGCGAGTTAACCGACATTATCCGCACGTTGCAGATCAACCGTTTCCATATGCGCCTGCCGATGACCATTACCGGGCCGCAAGACCGCGCTTTCGATGTGCAGAACTTCTATAAGGCTATCGCCAACGGCGAGCCGTTCGTGCTGGGTTTCGATAACTTCTCGGACATTCAGACACAAACGACCATGCCCGAGCACGCACGCGAGTACGTCGGGGACAAGCTCCAAGCGGAATGGTCGAACACATGGGACGCTATCTATAGGGAACTGGGTATCGACTCCATGCCGTTCAAAGAGGAGCGCATGATCGAGGACGAAGTCAACTCGACCATGCAACCGACCGAGATAGCGCGTCTGTCCCCGCTGGGGACGCGCCGGACGGCTTGCGATAAACTCAATGCGCGTTTCGGCGCACGCCTTGCCGAGCCTGTTAACGTGGTATGGGCACGTGACAATTTGAGCGCGAACTATGACGTAAGGCATCGACTCGATACGTTGTTGGAGGTGTAACCCGTGAGCATCAACCGCGACGAGCGTTACGACTACATGACTATCACGCTGGGCGAGTGGTACGAAATGGGGTTTTACGACCCAAGCGATGATAGCTGGAGATTCGACGCATACGACGATACGCAATACGAACGCCTGTGCAAAAAGTTCCTCGACCGCTACTATTACCGCGAGGTGTCAATCCCCCTACCGGCTCAATGGAAACGCGCATATATGCGTAAGCTAAATGAGATCATGCCTAAGTACAAACTGCTATATGCGCGCGTTGAACAGGGCGTGAACCCACTTCAAGAGGGGCGCGACCGTGCAAAATCGCGTGATATATTCTCTGATTTTCCGGAGACGATGCTGTCGGGTAATTCGGATTACGCGAGCACGGGAACAGACCGCGAGTCTGACGTTATGCACGAGGGCGATGCAGCCGACATGTCGGGCAAGTTTGCGAGCGCGTATAACGATGTGGACGCGCTTATATTAAACGAGCTGGAGCACACGCTTTTTACGGGTATCATGGTACCTACGATTCCGTTGTGGTAAGGAGGTCGTTATGGACGATGGGCAGCTAATCGTATGGGGTGGCGCATGGCACCCGACAAACCCCAAGAGCTATCCGAGGTTCTGCATCGTGACGTATCGGGGTCGCGTGTTTATCTCGCGCGATGAGGTACCCGCTAATACGAGTATCACAGATGAGCGCTGGGTACAGCTTGTGAACGTATACACTATGATGCACCTGAGTAAGAAGGTGAGTTAATATGATTCCTGTTTTACCATATTTTAACCCGTGGATGTTAACTAACCCGACATTACCTAAACTGTACTGGGAAACAAAAAGTTCGGAGCAGTTGATAGCAAACGTATATTGCATCATTAACGCTTTTTCCGATCAGGTGAACGACGTCACCGGGCAGGTCAACGAGAACAGCGCGAAAATCGCGGAGCTGAAAGAGCTTTTCCAGAAGTTCATGGATTCCGGTTTCGAGGATTATTACGAAAAGCAGCTTGAACAATGGATTAACGATAACGTTAAATGGTTGTGGGAAACGTTCGCGCAAATGGTATTTTTCGGCCTGACTTCAGACGGTCATTTCTGCGCTTACGTGCCCGATTCATGGTCTGATATCGAGTTTGACACCGGCGCAGTCTACGGCACGAGTCAATACGGGCGCCTGCTGCTCAGATACCGAACCGACGGTTCCGGGGTCATCGACAACACCGCGCCCAATTACGATAAGGAGTAACACATGGCAGTAACGCAATATATCGGTGCACGCTACGTACCGCTCTTCGCTGACCCCATCGAATGGGATTCCTCGAATACCTATGAGCCGCTCACAATCGTATACAGCGGGGGAAACTCGTATACCTCAAGGCAATTCGTGCCCTCGGGCATCCCAATCGACAATGATTCATACTGGGCGTTGACGGGCAACTACAACGCGCAGATTGAGCAGTACCGAACGGAAGTTGCGCAATACGATAAGCGCATCGCGAAAAACGCTGAGGACATCGCGAAAAACGCTGAGGACATCGCAACAGAAAACGAGCGCGCTACCGAGGCCGAAAAAACAAAGGCACCAAACAACCATGCGAGCAAAGATACCACTTACGGAATCGGCAATACAGCCAATTATGGCCATGTGAAGCTCTCCGACGATACCTACTCCACAAACGGAGCGGACGACGGTATTGCGGCAACCCCGAACATGGTGCATATGCTCACCGAGGACGTAAAAGCGGAGCTCGACGCTAAGATAGGAACCAAGGCCGACCGCGCCGAGTTCGCGGGCAAGACGCTTATAACCATCGGTGACTCCATCATGTGCGGTACGGGAACGTCCGACCCCGCGACGCAGAGCGTATACGCGCAAATCGCGGACATGCTGGGCATGACCGTTTACAACTACGCGGAGAACAACGCAGGTTTCACGACTAACGGCTCCGGCACACACAAAGCGAACTATCTAAAGCAGTTGACCGCAGCACATGCCGAACACCCGGACGCGGACGTTATCGTTATCTCCGGTGGATGCAATGACGCGACCGTTGACACCGACGTGTACACGGCAGCCGTGACGGCTTTCAAGTATGCACATGACAATTTCCCCAATG